CAACAATTCAAACAATGTTAAGGTTCTCATCAACCCAAACATTTCGAAGCGTACTAACTGGACCAGTCTCTCATCAGCAGATCCTAGCACAGCGGTTCGGGTTCAAGCCGATAATAAAGCCCTTTACGGTGTAGGTACCTTTGTGCCAACATACACTGTCTCCAATAAGTACGTAGGAGACATTGTTCTTAAAGTACAAAGAGCTCTCACTCTCGCTGAATCTCCTGAACTTATCAATGTTGATGTAGTTGTTGATGGTGGACTTTCAACAATTTCAGCTGTTGTGAGCTCAGAAACAGAATACGATGATACAGTATTCGTTAATACTGTATCCCTATCGAGTTCATCTAGCGATCTTGTAACACGCTGGAGACAAGTATTCAATACATTTAATAATTTTGCACAAAACGTCCGCAAAGATTGTGTGTTTATTTCTGATCCCTTAAGATATATCTTTGTTAATGGAGCTGATACCAAGATAGCATCTCTCAACAATTATAACTTCTCGAGTAGTATTTACACCCCTCTTAAGGTAGCATTTGAAGGTATAGAATCTAACTATGCTGCAACTTATGGAAACTGGGTAAAGGTTTATGATGCATACTCAGACAAGAGAGTTTGGTTGCCTGTTTCTGGTTTTGCTGCCGCGGCATTTGCACGTACAGATGCAACAGCACAGCCCTGGATCGCTCCAGCAGGTCTAACACGTGGTGTTATCAACAATGTTGTTGACATTGCCTTTAATCCTAATCAAAAGCAAAGAGATTTCTTATACCCGATTTCAATTAACCCGGTCGTGTTCTTCAATACGGACGGTTATGTAATCTTTGGTCAAAAAACCTTACAAACAAAACCATCTGCTTTCGATAGAATTAATGTTCGCAGATTGTTCCTAGCTCTTGAAAAATCAGTACAGAGATCATTAAGATTCTTCGTATTTGAGCCAAATACAGAGTTTACAAGAACCCGTCTCAAAAACACAATTACACCTGTTTTTGAATTGGCTAAGAATACCGAAGGTTTATACGATTACCTGATCGTTTGTGACGAAAGAAACAATACCCCGGATTCAATTGATCGCAACGAGCTTAACGTTGACATTTATGTCAAACCGGTCCGCGCCGCTGAGTTTATTTTGGTAAACTTCATCGCTACACGCACAGGTCAAAACTTCCAAGAACTTATCTAATAAATAATTAAAACATATGGCACAAAATATATCAGATTTCTATAGGTCAGTACAGCAAAAAGATTTTGCACGTCAATTTCAATTCCGTCTCGTACAGTTAGCTAATACAAACTTCGGTGAAGATACACTGATATATGTTGAAACTGCTAATCTACCTGGAAGAGCTATAACCAACGTTCAGGTACCCTTCATGGGACTTAACTTTAACGTACCAGGCACTGCTACTTACCCGGGCTCTGACGCCTATAACGTAACATTTCGCTGTGACCAGAATTACAATATTAGAGCAGCTCTCGAAAATGCTACTTTTAATACCTTTGATGATGGTACTTCTACAGGCAGCTACAACATAGCTCGTAACTCTTCTGTTATTACTATGAACCTTCTTAATAAGAACGGTAGCACAGTACGTCAGTATACTCTCTATGGTGCTTACGTTGTTTCAGTAGGTGAGTCAACATATAATCTCGGTGATTCCGGCACAATTCAGACAGTGCCTACAACCTTAGCTTATCAATATTGGAGAGTTACCTCCTCGACAACATCCCCTTCTGTACTCGGTTAATTTTGGCAATAAGTAATATTGCTAGATATGGCTGAGATTACAGACTTTTCAGGACAAATACCTCTCTTTTTCGAGTCCTTTTTAAGTAGACCCGCCTCTGCTTTACCAAAAGGTGCTCAGTGGGTTGTTGATTTTGAAGGGCTAGATCAAGTTAAACAAGCTATTCTAAAAACTGCTAGTCTTGAACCCGGTAAAGGGTGGAGCATTGAATCAGGACTTTCTACTCTTATAGGTGATAGAGACTACAATAGAAAAGGATGTTTATTCTGTCAAGCTGTTTCTATACCCGGCGAACAAACTATTGCAAACCCAGAAGGTATTCAAAAAAATCAATTTATAAGAACATCTACCGGTGATGGAAGATCCGACATTGCCCCGACAGGGTTACGTATGGTGTTCTTAGATACTAATGTCAGCTTTGTTGATAATGTTATTCGTCCTTGGGTCGTAACTACCGGAAGACTGGGTCTCATTGCCCGGCCCCCCGGGCCCACTAATTACAGACAGGATATATCAGTCTATAAGATCGGTGTTCTAACCCCCAATGAACCCCCTTACATTTTACAAAAATACACTTTTTTTGGTGCATGCCCTGTGGACGTTTCAGCAGAAGAATATAACTATACCCCGACCTCGGCGCCTGTTAACAGAGAGGCTTCTTTCCTCTATCATTATTACACACTTGAGACTAACCGTAATAACTTAGCCATCAAATATAATAACTCCAATATACCGGTTGGCAGATCAACAAGTACAAGAGTTGCCCAAGCTACTTTAGCTTAATAAGTTATATAAATGTCACGGCTTATAAGCACCGCCAGCCTTCTTTATGGACTGGTAACGTTTAAGGAGTTAGAACTCTGCCAGTACCGTCAGCTACTAAAATGTTTTTTAGGAGACGATGTATTCCCTGAGCTTATATTTAATAATACTGACTTAATAATAAAAGAGTTAACTGATTTAACACAAGATCAAATAGATAATTTAAGTTTTATAGACTATTGTCTACTACTCTTTAATATCAGACAAGGGAGTATCGGAGACACAGTTTTTCTTTATGTAGAAGATAACGAACAAAAACAACTCAAGATAGATCTAAGAACAAGCAGAATAAATGAGCTACTTCTCTCACAAGATTTAATTAAACTGCTTGAACCTGAAGTAATAGATATTTGCGAAATTAAATATCGTATACCTTCTATTAAGGAAGTATCTTTATTAGAGAAAAACAAAGATGACTTTTCAGTATATACTTTCTTTTTAAAAACTATTAAATTTTCAGATGTAGTTATAAACCTAGAAAATTATACCTATATTGAAAGAGAAAATATTATTAAAAAAATACCTGTGAGAGCTCTAACAGCACTTACAAAGAGAACACACATGATAATAGATGTATGTAATAATTTTAATATATTACAGTCTGTTAATAATGAAATGTTTGATAAAAAATTGATACTAACACTTAATAGTCAAATTATAGCTCTAGTAATAAAATTACTCTATAACTCAAGCCTAGAGTCTATATACGAATACATGTTTGCCCTATCTAAAGCAGCTAATATTTCTTGTAATTTTTTAGATAAGTGTTCCCCTGGTGAGTTTTATTTCTTTGTTAAAAAGCTTGAAGAAATAAATGCTCGACAGCAGCAAGACCCCGCTTCCGATACTGCTCATAACTCTCTACCACCCATATCTTCAGAATTCGGACTGGAATAAAATCAACTTACAATATAATTACATATAATGAGTCAGACTATAGATAATGTACAAGACGTCTTACAGCTCCTAAAAGAGTTGGATAAGACTAATAGCTTTGAAATTTATTTACCCACTTTGCAAAAAAAAGTCTTGTTTAAACAGCTTAATGCTGAGCAATTAAAAAAATTACTAAAAACTATTATTGATTCACCAATCCATAATACAGAATTTATTACTACGTTTAATGAAATTATTAAAGAGAATATTTTAGACGAATCTGTAGACGTTAACAGTCTTAATATTTTTGATAAAGTTTTAATAATTGTTAAGACCCGAATGGAGAGCATTTCGCCTGAATATACTTTTACTCTTAAAGAAGAAGAGATAGAAACTATAAAAGAATTTAAAGTAGATCTTGCAGCAACATATAACCGTTTTGTAGAAACTCAACCATTGCTTGAAGCAGAAATAATTAAGGTTGGTGAGTGTGAAGTAACTGCTACCCTACCTACACTCACCACCGAGAATAAACTAGAAAAAGAGCTCTATAAAAATGTTAAACTTGAGATTACAACCCCAGATGAATTAAGAAACACTCTCGGAGAAACATTTATAAACGAACTCACGAAGTACATTAGTTCACTTAAAATAAAAGATACTGTAATTGATCTAAATCAACATAATTTTAAAACAAGGATTAAAATTGTTGAGCAGCTACCTACACCCGCTATAAACGGGGTACTAAAGTATATAGAAAGATATAAAGAGCAGCTAAAGCCTTTAGTCTCTTATACTAAGAACGGCATTGAAAAAGAGCTGCCTTTAGATGCCACGTTCTTTAATATGTGATTCATCCATAAATAATTGTGGATGGACGCCACTGTTGATACATTACTAAATCAAGTAGCTAGCTTATTTCTCGATAAGATTGATAAGCAGAATTTAGACCCTAGTTTTTTACAAAAATTTGCAAATAGTTTATTAGGTAAGTACACAGTACAATCCGGTAGACCTATACAACAAGAAGCAAAACAACCTGCTGTTACAAAAGGTTTAAATTTTAGTCTTGTTGAAGATATTAAAAAAGCCTATAAAGATCTTTTAAAAGATTCTTCTTACAAAGGAGATTACAAAAAATTTTTAATAGATGTCCTACCCGATGCTTTAACAGAAAAACAAATTATAACTCAACAACCTGCTACCGGAATTTCTGTTAACACAGATGAGGGTAGAGTAAAAATGATTGAGGAACCGCAAGATAAGCAGAAGATAATTTTTGACGGCTTTTCAGAAAAGGGTTGGTCGTTTTTCAGTGAGAGGTTTCCTAAAATTTTAAAGGACATTATACCAAAACCTGCTACTCAACAACCGCAGGGTGGTATTGGTATGTTTGGTGCCGGTATCGGTATACTTCTTAGTGGAGTTGCTGCTTTAGTAGCTGGGCTACAAACCGACGGACCGTTTAAGGGTATACTTAAGATTTTATCCACAACTGGTATTAAAGGCGCTGTAAGACTGTTAGAAGCTAGTGTGAAGGCTTTTTTAGGAAGTCTTAAGGCAGTTATTTCTGCTCCCATTAATCTTCTTGATGATATAGGTAAAAGTATAAATATATTCTTTGGTAAAGAAGTTACTAAAGCTGTTACAGTGCCTCTTAAAGGTGTAAAAGGTATTTTTGCAAAAATGCTTGGAGGGTTAGTAAAAATTGTTACACCGCTTCTTAGAAGATTACCTTTAATAGGAACTATAATAAGCTGGGGATTTGCGTATTCTCGTTTTAAATCAGGAGACACTGTTGGCGGAATAATTGACGTCTTATCGGGTATTGCGAATATATTTCCCGGTGTAGGTACCGCTATTAGTATAGGCTTAGATGTACTAAATGCCTTTTTAGATGTTAAAACAGGAGGTGCTGACCAAGAAGCTTCTCAAAAGAAAACCGGGCTACTTAAAGAATGGGCTACCGGATTAGGGAGTTTAGTTTGGGAGGGAGCTAAGAAAGCCCCTATTATTGGTCCGCTTATAGATACCATAAATTCCTTACAGGAGGGTAATTGGTTTGATGCTTTGTATAATTTTGCGAGAATCAACCCTCTGATGGAACCTATCGTGAGTTTAATTGAATATTTTACAGGTGCTAACATAAAAGAAGCAGCTCGCTCTGGGTCTGTAGATATAGGCAACACAGTACAAGGCCTGTTTACCTGGATGAAAGATAGTATTTGGAAAGGTATTTCAGACTTTGTTACTAATTTAATTGAAGGTATAAAGACATGGTGGAATAATCTTTCTGTGTTTGATCCTGGTACTTGGACAAAACCAAATATTGATTTTAATAACTCAAAAGAAGTAAAATTACCTCAATCCCAGCCTCAAACAGCTCTAGCCGATGGAGGTATAGTAACAAAACCTATAAACGCAGTAGTAGGAGAAGCAGGACCAGAAGCTGTATTACCTCTGGACAAATACTTTGACCCGCAAAGTTTAACCCTAAACAATACCACTTTAGAGAAAATAGCAGTTAATACAAATGACACTAACAACTCACTTAAAGTGTTGAGTGATGCCTTATTTAAATTGATAGTGGTTTTGGACAAAAAAACTACTCAAGCCGGTACAACTATAATAAATGCAGCAGGTAAAACTATGCAACAGGCTACGCCTGCCTCCGTAATCGCAAATACTAATGCTGATCCCATTAGAAGAGTGCGTATGCAGTTTGCGTAATTAAGTATTATATATGGCCACAGTTACTTCAGCCTTATTTAGAACAACATCTCCTACAGGCTTTAATGCCGTAGTAACCACTGACCGAGGAGGTCTTGCTGATTTTTTAGTACCTCAAAGTTCTGGTGCTATTGATGTTCTAAATGACTATCGCTGGACTTTAACTGATAAAAAAGGCAGATCCGAGACACCATCTGCAGTCTTAACTGAGTGGAGATTGCTTCAATCATCCTTAATTAATTCATCTCGTTATTACACTGCCGGACTCTCTCAGCAGGTAATTAATTCTAAAAACTCTCACCTTAAAGATATGAAAGGATATGCAGGGTTATTTGATTTTGAAAATCCGACAGGTTTTTGGTATAATTTGCCATACTTTAGTGACACGGTAAACGAAGTTTCAAACACCTGGACTACACTTGATATTTTAGAAAAAGCTAAAAATGCTCTTAACGTTTTGTCACCGGGAGTAGGAGGAGCTGCTGAACTGGCTATAGGGGTTGCCGGTGTTGCTTACGAAGCAAACTTTCCCAGAGTTGGTATTATGGACAGACCAAAACTCTGGGAATCCTCCTCTTTTAGATCTATTAATATCAAATTTCCACTTTTTAATACTGTTGATTTTAAGGACATAAAAAGAAACTGGGATCTTTGTTACCTACTCATGTATCAAAACATGTTTAATAAAAGAGATTTTATTACCGCTCTTCCCCCTGTGTTTTATACTGTGTATATTCCTGGACAGTTCTTTTCTATTGCAGCTTACGTTAGCGATCTAAAGATTTATAATAGAGGTAATACAAGAAGTTTAGATATAGATGGTAGCGGCAAAAAAAGAAATGTACCTGATGTTTATGAAATTGATATAACATTAACTGACATGATTATGCCCAGTCAAAACATGTTAGCAGCCATCTTAAACGAACAGCCGGTTACAGTACAAAATATTACAAATAGTAATCAAAGCACTAATCAGCTCCCGCCTCCGCTTGATGTAGTTAATAATTTTGTACGGCAATCTCAACAACAAGCACAACAAACATTCACTCCTCAAGGTGTAAGTTTTGCCGTACCTCAAACCCTAGACTAATATGTTTCAGAACGATATAAGTGAACTGCCTAGATTAAAAGTTGAAAATCTTGAGAATATTTTTAAAGTTTATCAAGATGAAGGTGATCTGTACTTCTATAACTTGTTAGAAACTATTCACTTTCCTCAAGATTTACCTGATAGTTATTTTATACAATATAATGTAACATACGGTGATACCTGGCCGTTTATCTCTTATAAAGTATACGGTGACACACGTCTGTGGTGGGCAATTACGATGGCTAATAACATTATTAACCCTACATTACCTCTTGAACCCGGTACATTGCTAAAGATACCCAATGTCGAGGTGATATCCGAAATACTAACACAAATTACAACAGCGAGTGACTAAACATGGCTGAGAAAAAATATACAAGATATAACGAACAAGATTATGAGTTTGAAATGTATTTGGATTCCGGTGCCGGTCAAAGCGATCAAATACGGTACAATCTTAATCCAAATTCTATTGTTAACCTCAACATAGAAGAAACACTTGCTGATTGGGTCACCAAGGGTGTACTCACTATTTACGACTCTTTTAACTCTTTAGAATCTCCTGCTAGTAGACCCGGTATTTTAGGAGACGGTCCACGATTTGCATTTCGCAATGACGGTAATGACATACTATATATAAGGTTGTTTCCTCGTTTAGACAAACTTAATTTAGAAATCAATCAAGTACACTGGCAGTTACTCTATCGGTTTGCAATATATGACGTTGAAGATATTGATTTACCGCCTGGTGCTCAAAACCAAGCTTCGGTTGCAACAAAATGTAAAAAATTTTATTTCTGGGATCACTGGTATCAAAAAATGATAACCAACACACTAGAATACTCTACTGGTTCATCGAATAATATACCGGGAGCTAATATTCAAGGACCAGTACCTGACGAACTAAGATCTTTACCGACTGGAGAAGCAATGAAAGA